CATTTCTTTATTGAAAGTTGGAAACACAAAATCTCTTTCCTTGTGGTGTTCCCTTCTACTTCTAGTTTTATCTGGTATACCTACACCCATTAATAATCTAGGTTCTTTATTTGTTTTTAGAATAGTTTTTATATCATGTCCATTAAAACATGTACAACATCCTGTTGAGTATCCAAGTAAACTAGCTGTTAAATTTAAATAGCCAGAAGCAATACCAATAGCTAAATTTCTTTGAACCTCAACAGATGGATGTTCTTTTCCTGATTGTTTAGATTCTAACACTTCTTTATTTCTTGGAAGTTGATCCCAATATGCATCACTTTCTACAAACACTACTAATAAATTTGCTAATGTTTGACTATTTGTTTTTGATGTTCCATCTGGTAACATAAATCCATCAGTAGCATGATAAATTTTATCTATAGTCTCTCTATGAGTTATCATCCATGGCTGATATAATACATAATTTTGTTTGCTAGGACAAGCTGTAATTGAAGTTTCTAAAACTTGAAGATCTTCATCTGGAATTGATTTTGATAAATCCCAATTACGTTGACAGTGCTGACTTTTATGCACTGCTTTTTCAATCATAGAACCAAACATATAACACCTTTAAATATAGACTATTTATAATAAAAAAAGGGGCCGAAGCCCCTTCTTAATTATATCCAACCTCGTAAATTAGGATTGATAAGCTCTCTTTGCCTACGTTCCAATTCAACAAGATCGTGTGACTTTGCTAAGTATTCATCTCTTAATTCTTCAATACTACGAGGTTTGAAGAATTTAATTATTGCATTAATAATTTTCATTATATGCCTGCTTTCTTATCTAATTCAGCAGCAAGAGAATCAATAGTATGATATTGATAATCACTTTTAGCATGTCTTATCAATTGTTCTGCTACATGTCTATTAACTGATCTTTGACGAGCATTTCGCCATCCAACCATAATAGTTAGAAAAGTATTCCTAATCATTTTTAGAATATTTTCAAGCAGATTCGTTGAGTAGTTGAGCACTAGAGTTGTCATTGGTTTGTCTCCCAGTTGTTCCAATTGAAATTTTCTGGGGTCGCATCTTTTCAGGAAGGACTACTTCAATAGAGACAGTAAGTATCCCATCCTTCATGTCTGCACCACTGACTTCTGCGTATTCCGATAATCTAAACGATTTATTAAATTTACGGCCACTTATTCCTTTATGTACATATTGATCTTGATCTCGTCTAGCTTGACGCTCACCTTTAACAGATAGTACATGATCTTTGAGTTCAATATCAATATCATCTTTACTAAATCCAGCAATTGCTAATTCAATATCATATTTCAAGTCGTCATATTTAACAACATTATGAGGTGGATATGAATCTTTTGCGTGATTTGTTACTCGTTCGAGTTCGTCGAATAAATGATCGAAACCTAAAAATGCGTTTCGTGGAAAATGGAAATTACCAGTCATTGTTGCCTCCTTTATAAGCAAGGTTTAAATTATGGACCCGCACTATGCGGCATCCGGATGCTGCGGCATCCTGTAGTATATATAATTATTAATTAAAAAAAATCAACATTAATCTTCAAAACCAAAAGATAATAACATTCTTGATTGATCAGGAAATGCTGCATGATATATTCCTTGTGGAATGTAGATACAATTTCCAGGAATCATTCTTAATGATAATGTTGCTTTACCTTCTTTTTTTATATCATTATATCCATCTTCAAAAACTTTCCAATCGCAAGATCCTAATACTTGAACTACAAAAACATGCATACGATCTTTATGAACAGGAGAAGCTCTTGTTTGAGTTCCTAATCCAGCATATACGTGACATGAATTACATTCTCTTTCAGAAAGTTCACTTAATTTTTGTGATATGGATGATATTAAAGGATGATCATTTACAGAAAGAGGGAAAAACATTTTCCTAGTATCTACCGCTCTTTTATTGCCTGTCCTTGCTTGTTCATCAAATATTGGAATGACATGATCCCAAGTAAATTTATATTCAGGAGGAATATTAATTCTGTCAAAATAAACTTTTCTCTGTTTTATACACTGACGTAAAATATCATCCATTTATTTGTTTCCAATGTTATACTTTGGACACAATTCCCAAGAATCCTTATCTTTAAATGGTAAAATTTTTATTAATCTTAATGGTGCACAATTAGAAGCATTTTCAGTATTTTGTATATGTACTAATCCCCAATCACTCATTAATGTAGCTATTGTATTTCTTCTTTGGATATCTGTCAATTCTAAATTAGCTTTTTTTCCATCTAATATAAACAGTTCTTTGAAATGTACAATAAAATATCTTCCTTGTTTATGAAGTATATGACAAGATTGATATAATTTTTTTTCTTTACGAGATGCAACACCTATACGTGTTAATGTTTCACGAACCTTTAAAAAATCATCTGGTTCATTTAAAGTTACTTCCAGCATATCTGCTGGAGACCACTCAACTACTTGTTCTTCCACCTTTGCTCACCTTCTTCTTTATTATCGTTATTTGGTCAGGCGACAGAAGTGGTAAAACTTGTTTAGCTTTTTCGTTGCTATATCCATAATATTCTTTCACCACATCAATATCACTTTCCAGGTCTGGTTTGTTCCATTTGGAGAAACGTTTTCTTTTCCGGACACTATTTATAAGAAAATGATATTGTAGCTTATTATCTAAGTGATGATATTGATTTACTATGTTAGCTAACGCTACAGTATCTGAAAAATAACTTAATGATCTATTAACTATAAATGAATTATAATGTTTTTCTGATATATCATCTATCATCATATCAGTTTTAGTATCATTTATAGATTTTAAATATTCAAAAGGATTCATTATATAACTTGTTCTATTCCACTATCTTCCCATGCCCACTTATCTTGATCTTGAGCATTGTTTATTTTTTCTGTTAATTCTTCTACTGTTATTTCAACTGAATTTTGATTTGTGTTTATATGTATTTCATCATAATATAATTGAGGAACAGTAGTATGACCTCTATCTTTTAAAAACTTTTTAGCATTATAAGAATTAGATATATCTATAGTATAATACCTTTTTCCAACTTCGTCAAGTTTAGATTTTAATATTTTACAATAACCACAAAGTGGTTGAGTATAAAGAACTAGTGCCATGTTTTTTTCCTTATATGAGATTAGTTATTTCATCCCATGATATATCATCAAATCTGTATGTTAAAACAACTCGAGGTCCATCACTATATCTATTATCTATAGTATGAGGAACATCAGTTCTTATAAGATATGCTCCATCCATAACAATAGAATCTATTTCTATTCCAATATCTCTTGTTTTTTTTCTTTGATAAAAAGTTTTTGTATTATTTTTAAAATTAGATTTTGTATCTTCATATTCATTTGGTTCTTCTCTTGTCCAAACAGTTCTACCTTTATCACAATTCAATACAGGAAAATTTAAAGCCCATTCTCTAACTTCTCCTGTCATAGTACAATCTTTATGAGGTGGTTCAAAACTTCCGGGTTTAATAATATACAATCCAAATTCTGTTGGTTTTAAACCTAGTTTTTTAAATTGTTCTGTTAGTCCCCATTCTTCATATAGTCCGTTAAGAACTACTATATTAGATTTATCGCTTAAATTTACGGACTGAGGCATGTTCTCAGGAGCAGTTTGGCCAAACCTCCATTGATATAGATTTTGTAATTCCCAAGGATTAAAAGGAATATTAACTTTTTTATAAAGTTCCCAAGGAGCATTATCTACTTTCATATTTCACCTATTGATTTTAAACCAGTTATATCAGGTTCTTTATCAGACCCAAACATACTGCAATAATGTATATTTTGTTTTATTCCTTTGAATAAAATATTGTCAGCTGTATACACATCATAATTAAATTGATTACAATACTTTTCCCATTTAAATTCTCTTTCTACTTGAGAAGAATGTCTAGTCCAAAAAATTGTATCTATTTTAGTATCAAGTAATAAATCCCATGGCATTTGATCTAATATTCTTTTTTCTTCTTTGTAAAACTTTCTAGTTAGATTTCCTGGATAATAACTAGTTTTATATGCTCTTACAAAAACTCTTAAAACATTAGAAGGTAATTCAGGGTATTGTGTAAAAAAATATCCATAGCAAGGAATATTTTGTTTATGCCAAACTATAGATAATGTTTTATCTAATTTTATCAATTGATCAAATGTATATGGATTATCTTGTAATTTTGGTTTAAAATTTTCTTCACAAGATGCTGTGTAAATAAATTGTTTTACTAAAGGATAGTTTGGATCTTTACTAATACAAACATCTAAACCAATTGTACTTGAATGATGAATGGCCATTATATTGTTATTTCTTGATTTCTTTTTACTTTACGTAAATTATCATCTACTTGTATATTTTGTACTTTATGAGTTTCTATTTCAAAAGGAAATGTAATATTCTCTAAAAATAATTTTCTTTTCATTTCTCCTGTAAAATAAACTTTACAAGATTTTTTTTCTTTTCTACATAATGCTAATGAAGCTCCTGCTTCTATTGCTAGCTTTTCAATTTGTTCTGGATATACTTTATCACCACAATTATCCATTTTAAACATATTATATTTTCTACCAACAATCTTGAATCCATTTGTGTGTTGTTCTACTAGATCACCAGAATACCACCAGTCTTTTTGTGTTTTATATTTACATACAATTTCATTATCTTGTATTTTAAAATCAATGTTTGGATTTATATCATCATAACAATAATCATCTTGTAACTCAGTAGACATAATTATAGGAGGAACTTCAGATGATCCATATGCTGTATCAACTCTTTTAGCTCCTTTAGATCTCAAATCTTCCATAAGATGGTTAGGAGTAATATCACTACCAACTTGCATATGTTGAACAAAAGATAAATCTACTTTTTTCCATGATTTATGTTTGTGCCATGTTTTCCAAACATTAGGAAGAATAAGAGTATGCGTTGGTCTTATTTCTAATAATCTAGATACATAATGATCTACTGTTGTTTCTATAAATAAATCACAATTAGACGTTTGAGCTAAAAATAAAGCCATAGAAGTAAATCCAATTCCTCTTGGACTGTACAATCCTAATAATACAGATTTTGAATTTAAATTCATATACTGAACATTATGTTTTGCTATATCTGTCATAAGTTCAGATGAATGTGAAAATATTTTAGGAATACCAGTAGTACCAGATGAAGACACTGTAACTTGTCTATTACTTAAACCTTTTATTATACTTTCATAAACTTTTTTATTTTTACTAATTCCATATGGAACTCTATCAATATAAATCATCTTTCACTCATAGCCTCTTCTAATACTTCATTATGTGTTCTTCCACCATATAGATATTTTTTACTCCAATCATATACATGAGGAGCTATCTTAGCTATTTGCTGACCTTTTTGTTTTATATAATTATAATCTATTTCAGCTAATTTTAACAAATCTTTATCAATTTGTAAATCACACAGTTTATCATCCCATCTATCTAAGTACATTTGTTGATCAGCCCATTGAAAATCTAGAAAGAAATTAGCTCCAAGATATCCTCTTGGACTTCTATATTCCTTCCAATTCTTTTTTATATGATCATTATCAATTCCATATTGTCCCCATTTTCTCCAAAATTCAGTATCACGTCTTTTACTTAAAGTGTAATGATAACATATAAAATCACTTATTTGACTATGAAGTTTGTGTATTTCTCTTGTGACAGCTTTTTTTGTAGATTCTTTTATAATTGATCCTTTATATTTTTTTAAAGCATGATTAAGCATTTGCATTCCTGCTTGGCCAACATATACTACATTAGCTTCCATAGGATCTACAAATCCTTGAGACATTCCTATTCCTATAACATTTTTATCCCAACATTTATCATAATATCCTTGTTCCCATTGAATTAATCTAGGTTCAGCTAAAAATTCATAACCATCCCAATAACTAATAAAGTCTTCTCTTGCTTTATCTTTATCATAAGTATTAGCATCAAATATGTAACCTGA